TCGCTTCAGGAGCAGGGGCGTAAGTTTGTAGCGAACATCCAGCAAGACGGCATAACCCCAGCGGAGAAACGCCTGCTGAGGGAGCTTGCATTGGAAGGCGGTTATACGTTGGCAGACATTCAAGCGGCGGGCGTGGACCCCAGTATCCTGTTTGATGTCCCTGAGGCCGAAAAGCCTCCTGTGGTGCCTCCTGTGGTGCCCCCTGTAGTAGACCCCTTTCCCCAGACCCAAGACACTTACACTGCCCCCACGGTATATCAGCCTCTTCCTGAGCAGCCGGACATATATGCGGCAGGCGAACCCGCGCTAGACGTAGCGTTCAGGGAGAGCGACCCACGGACCGAGGTCACAGAAGATATTTTCGGGGAGCAGCAGCTCACAGGTTTTGACTATCTGCCTGCTGCAAAACTGCTCTCGGCCACCGGATCAGGATTCAGCTTCACGCCACCCTCTGTCACGAGCAGGCCAAGGAGTTTGATGTCCACGGATCAGCTTGGTCGATACACCAGAGGCCGTGCAGCTCAGGACCTCCGTCAGCTCACTGGAGGTAGGGAAGAGGATTACATGCGCTACAAGCCCCTTCTTGATAGGACGGGCAGCTACGGTGGCGGCCTGTCTCGGTCCCAGCTCTATGCTTTGATGAGGCAGGAGCAGGCAAGAGAGGCGCGTGCTGCAGCAGACGCGGGGGCCGGAGCGTTTACGCCGGGCCAAGCCCCACGAACCGGCACCATAGCGGACTACATTGCGCTTAATCCTGATGTAGTAGAGGACTTTAATACTCAGATAGACGAGGGCCGTATGTCTTCTGACATGACCCTTGAGCAGTTCGCCGCGAACCACTACAACACTTTCGGGCTGAGGGAGATGGAAGCGGGCACGAGAAACCCGTTTAGCCTGACCAGCGGATACGCAGGTGCCACAGGAGGAGTAAACGCTCCTTTACAGGCCAGAGACCTTAGGGACCCGACAATGGGAGCTAGGTTTATGGCCGAAGGCGGTGCTGTAAAAAAGCCTGAAGGGTACGCCGACGGTGGCAGCGTACCCGAAACTGATTTCGACGCACTGCAGCAACAGCTTCTCGAGCTAGACCGGCAGGCAATGGAGCAGGACGTTAGGTCCGCGGCCCAAGCACCAAGCGACACGGATCAAGAAGCACGGACCGAGAGCCGGGGCATGTTGGACAGGCTTAATCAGGGCTTTTTCGAGAACGTAACTAAGCCCGTGATGGGTTCGGCATTGGACATGACCGTGGGCCTTGGTGATTTAGCCCAGCTGGGTGTTAAGAAGGGCGCGGAAGCTTTGGGCATGGAGACCAAGCCGTTTGTGCCGGTGTCACAGCGACTGCAGGAGAGCGCGGGCGTAGCGGGCTATGACCCATACTCCCCGGCTGCAATTGCTACTCAAATACTCCCTTTTGCTCGAGCCAAGCAGGCAGGGACCGTGGCGGCCACGGAGTTAGGTCGATTGTTCCCTAGTTTAGGCAGAGAGACTGCCGCGTTTGGCGGCAGTGAGCTTGCGGCTGCAGGTGCGCGTGAGGTGTTTCCAAATTCTACGGCGGCAGAGCTGTTGACCAGTGTGGCGGGCGGTACGCTTACTGACATAGGCAGCACAGCGGCAGCTCGTCGTATGGCTGATGACATAGAACCACCTGACCTGCCGGATAGCGAATCCTCTCGTATGCTGGACGATATTGAGCAAGCGGCGGCGCCTGCTGCAGTTAAGCTGTCTCGAGGCGAGAACGCGATTATCAACGAAAAGGTTGGCACCAGTCGGAAGAAACGGCAGGAGATGAAAGCAGAGGCGCAGCGGATCAAGAGTAACTACTCACCTGCAGACGGCTGGGCACCCATACAGGTGTCGAACATCAAAAAAGACAAGCAGGGTAATCCTAACAAAGTAGAGTTTAAGAAAATACCGTATGGCTTTCAAAGACCGCCAGAAGGCGTGGATGTAGAGGTTTGGAAGCGCAAACTCACAGATGGGATTGTAGGCGAGGTTGATGACGTAGTGCGCCGTGCCCAGCAGGGCGATCAGGCGGCTCTGGATATACTGGCTCAGGCCAACTGGTATCGAGGCATGCGTGATCAGCTGCGGTCGGAGTTTGGCGGCATTGGTGACGTGTTTGCTGACATACTGGGCACAACGAGTGCCCAGACCAACGTCGAGCAGAACTTCAAGAACGCGGTAGAGATACTGCGTCGATATAGCCGTGGTGACTATGACAATGAGCTTGCTGCATACCAGCGTCGCATTGACCAAGGGCTTCCTGTAGACGGCAAGACACTAACCCGGCTGCACAAGGAAGGGGAGTTCCCGCTAATCACTAAGGCAGGTGGTGAGCTGTTCAACACCAACAGCCCGTCCTCAATGGGCGCGTTGCTGGATATGTTCCGTTCGGTTAAGACAGGCAGCTCTCCCAAGACGCCAAACTTTACAGGCAACCTGATAGGTCTGACTAACGAGGCCACAGTGGATGTCTGGGCAGCGCGTATGCTGCGTAGGATGGCAGAGCAGCCACGCATACCTCCGGCTGCAGAGCAAGGCGTAAGTGGTTCGCACTTGGTAGGTTCTAGTCTGTATGAGCCGCGTGTTGGCGGTGAGTTTGGGTTTGGGCAGGATGTTTTCCGAGACGCAGCAGGACGCATAAACCAGTCAGGTAGGATACGCGACGTGGCCCCTGAGCTGGGGGATCTTGGTCCTGACGACCTGCAGGCGGTGGCGTGGTTCATTGAGAAGGAAAGGTGGACCAACAACGGCTGGACCACTAAGGCAGGCGAAGGCGGCTCTCTGGAGTATGAGATGTCTCTTGCCGGGGCGCCGGATCAAGCTAGGGTTGACGAGCTTCGACGGTCTATCAACCAAGGGTTTAAGACGCCTGCTAGACGCAAGACAGAGACTGATGCGGAGTACGAGGGCCGCGTGGCAGTAGCACGCGGTGCCTTTGACGATAACCGCGATCAGATGCAGGCAGAGCTTTCTATCATGGAGGCACCACTGCAGCGGTATCAGCTAGGCGTAGCAGGCGAGAGACCAAATCAGCCCATGAGCGGATACGCTCAGGCAGAGCTGGCATCAGAGTTTGATGACGTAGCTAGAAGAGACGAGAGCGTGCTGACCTACAATCTTGCAAACACTTACGGGTCCTTTATGGGCGACACCGAAAGGGCGTTGAACGCTGAGTTTGTGGTGCGACAAAACTTTAACCCGGAAGCCCTGCGTAGGCGCCTTGTTGAGCAAGGCAGAGCATATGACCAAGACGCGGTGTTCATGTCTCGGGTGGTATCTGCCGATACACCAAACGCACGGCCCGGTGTTGAGATTTACTTCAAGGAATCCATCACTCCTGCCCAGATGGCCAAGGTAACCGAAAGGCTTAGAGAGAAAGGGGTCGATGGGTTCACTTATGTAACGGACATGCGGTTCGATGACCGCATAAATCGGCAGACCAGATCAGGCGATTCAGAGACAGCGGCGCTGACGGGACTGCGATTCCAGTACGTGCCAGAGTTTGACGACGCCTTTGATCCCGCGAGGTCTGAGGAAATATACGCGCAGCAAGCAGAGTTGTTTGATGACATAGTTGGTGATACCATTGCTGATGGTAACGTGTCAGATGCGCGTTTAACCTTTTACGATACGGAAGTTTATTTTAGAGACGATTACGATGATTACCTTAGAAACGCGGCTCCAGAAAGTAATCGAGAAGCGCGGAGAGAACTCGCCACTGGCGCAGATGATCCGCAATCAAATCGCAGCGGAGAAGGGAGGCCAGAGCCTCCAGAACCTGTACGTGACCGGAGCGGTCAAGCGGCCACGTCAGAAGTAGACCTAGTCGAATCAATCACCGAAGAGCAGCGTGAAGCGTGGCGAAATGCCAACAAAGGCGATTTCAGGCAAGTACAGACACCTGAACTTGAGGAAGCTGCTCGAGACCTGCAAGCCAATAAGATATCTATTGAGGACTACGCTCAAAAAGTAGAAGAGCTACGTCCTATCGAGCCAATAACCGAAGTCCCTAAGATTTCTTCTTTTGAAGAGATTTCCTATGCGCTCGATAAAAACAAAGTCGAGAAGGGGCTGGTGGGGTTAAATAAGGAGATCGCTGATGGCACTATGGTCGGTTCCCGGCTAGATATTCCGGCATACAACCAGTTTGATACGTGGGTTGTCTCTTTGCACGAAGGCGCAGGAGTCAGCGGTCCATCAATAGGCTATGGAAAGGTAGCTGTTCTGGACGATGTTCAGTTCAATAGTAATCCTGACGCGGCGCTTAAAGTAGCATCAGGTAAAGGAGCCAAGGCCCCATTTGCTAGAATGAACGGTAAGTGGCGTAATATGGAAGTCGAGGAAGTCCAAGCTTTGGCTGAAAAGTATCTGAACGATCCTGAGTGGACTCAGGTTGGAATGAATCCTTACCGACATTCTTTCTTCTATGATAAAAACACAGGAATGCCTGTGGCGTCTGCCGATCAGGTGATACAGATTGGCCCATTGGTTCTGGCTAAGAACACCACGACAAGATCACTGAGAAGCCCTGAGCATATGTTGAAGAAGAGTGATCCAGACAATCCGCAGTATTTTAAAGGCGGCGGCGACGTAGACCGCAAAGACGACAACAGAACATATATCTAGGACAAGACCATGCCAATAGATAAAGTAGTGAACCTTGCTCCAAACACCGAGATTACTGTGGTTGAGGAGATGGAGGATATGCCTGAAATCGAGGTGGTCCTTGACGGCGAAGAGCTTGAAATAGACATGTCCCCAGAAAAAGACCCGGACTTCTATGACAATCTTGCTGAAGACATGGACGACGGCGATCTGGCGCGAATCTCATTAGATTTACTGGCGTTTTTTGAGGCAGACAAAAGTTCTCGAGCTGACTGGGAAAACATGTACGCCAAGGGCCTTGATCTATTGGGCTTGAAGATGGAAGAGCGCACCCGCCCATTCCGTGGTGCAACAGGTGCTGTTCATCCAATGCTTACCGAATCTATTGTCCAGTTCCAAGCGCAGGCGTTTAAAGAGCTGATGCCAGCTGGTGGTCCTGTTAGAACCCAGACAATGGGCAAGGAAACACTGGATAAGGTCCAGCAGGCGTCTCGTGTGCAGGATTTTATGAATTACCAGATCGGCACGGTGATGAAAGAGTACACACCCGAGTTTGATCAGCTGCTGTTTTATGTAGGCTATGGCGGTTCTGCCTTCAAAAAAGTCTATTACGACTACCCACTAGGCCGAATGGTCAGCCGTGTAGTGCTTCCTGACGACCTGTATATCCCCTATAACGGCTCTAGCGTAATGTCAGAGTGCCGTCGCATCACCCATCGTCTGACGATGGACTCAAATGAGTTTAAAAAGCGGGTGCTGGCAGGCGAATACCGTGACATTGAGGTCGATCCTGACGGCGCAGGTGCAAATGTAGACCAGATTGGTGCTGCAGTAGATCGGTTAGTGGGCATAGAAGCCTCTGGAGAGCCTGAAGAGCTATTTTTACTAGAGTTTCAGGTCGATTTAGACATCCCCGGTTACGAAGATGAGGACGAAAAAGGCAATCCAACCGGAATTAGACTGCCTTATGTCGTGACAGTGGACGAAAACAGCGGACAAGTGCTAAAAATCTGCAGAAACTGGAACGAGGACGACGAATACAAGTGTCGCAAAGAGTATTTTGTGCATTATGTGCTGGTAGAAGGCCCCGGAGCCTACGGTTTGGGCTTTGTACACCTAATTGGTGGCCTTTCTAAGACTGCTACAGCCGCCCTCAGGCAGCTTTTGGACGCAGGCACGCTATCTAACCTTCCTGCTGGCTTTAAAGCCAAGGGAGCGCGTATAGCGGATGATAATAACCCCATTCAACCGGGTGAGTGGCGCGATATTGACGCTGGCGGGGCAGAGCTGAGCAGTTCTTTGTTGCCAATGCCCTACAAAGAGCCAAGTCAGACCCTTTTCTCGCTGCTAGGCTTCACTGTGGACGCTGGTAAGCGTCTTGCAAGCACTGCGGACATGCAGGTAGGGGATGGTAATCAACAAGCCGCTGTGGGCACCACAGTAGCTCTGCTTGAGCGTGGCTCTATGGTCATGTCGGCCATTCATAAGCGCCTGTACTACGCCCAGACCCAAGAATTTGAGATGTTGTTCAAGGGATTTGGCGAATATCTACCGGATGAGTACCCATATGACGTTCCCGGTGCTTGTCGCTCGGTCAAGCGCAATGACTTCGACAATATGGTCGCCGTGCTGCCCGTAGCGGACCCTAACATCTTCTCTGCTGCCCAACGTATTACTTTGGCGCAAACGCAGCTCCAGCTGGCCCAGAGCGCCCCACAGATGCACAACATGTACGAAGCGTACTATCGCGTGTATCAGGCAATGAACGTGCGGGATATCGACGGTATTCTAAAGGTCCAGACCAACCAGATGCCAAAAGATCCTGCTAGCGAGAACATTGATGTAGTAGACGGCAAACAGCTGCAGGCTTTTGCTGGCCAGCAGCATGATTCTCACATTGCATCACATCTGATCATGGGCCTGTCGCCGTTACTGCAGGCGAACCCTATGGCAGCTACTGAGCTGCAGAAGCATATTCTGGACCATATCAAGCTCAAGGCTGAAGAGGATGCTGAAGCTGAATTGTTTGAGCAGTATGGCAGTGATCCAGACAAGATGATCTCTGACATGCAACGTGAAGCTACTGTGGCCTTAAAAGTTTCTCAGTACATGATGGATATGAGGGAAATGCAGGGTCAGATAATGGGTGGCGGCGAAGAAGGTGGTCAGGACCCTGTAGTAGCACTGAAGGCTCAGGAGCTGCAGCAGCGTGCCACTAAGGATCAGGCTGAAATTGCACTGAAGCAGCAGGGACTACAGAACGAGCAAATGCGAATCCAAGAGAACGCTCAGGCCAATGATGAGCGCATTGCGTCTCAGGAAAAGATTGCAGCTGAAAGGACAGCGGTGGCCAGAGAGCGCATTTACGCGCCAAAGGGAGGCAGGTAGTGCCTCTAAAAGGTGGGAAAAGTAATAAAACAATAGGTAAAAATGTAAAAGAACTGGTTAAAACCTATGAGAAAAAAGGTAAGATAGGCGCCAGTAAACCTGCCAGTAAGAAAGCCGCGCAAAAACAGGCCGTGGCTATTGCGTTAAGCAAGGCAGGAAAGTCGCGCAAAATGGCTAAGGGTGGCCCGGTCAAGGCCAAGCCAAAGCCTCGAGTTGTCAGGAAACGCGACGGCAACAAGAAAGTAAAGATTTACTAAGCCTTCCAGATGGTGGCATTAAACCGTCTGCTTACATGGGAAAACGACCATGCTGGAGTTCGCCGAGCGCGTTCTAAGAGAAATTAGAAAGCTAGAAACGGACACAGAAGCACTTGTCTTAAACGGAAACATCTCCAACATGGAGCGGTATCGTTTTCTGATGGGTCGTCTGGAGGGTATTCACCTCATTGATGAGGTTATTCGTAATGAAGTTAAAAAATACTCAGACGACTAAAAGGAGACTACATGCAATCTGAGCCTACACTAACCGCATTAGAAGAAAAGTGGCAAAAAGAGGAAAAGCCCTCTAAGCCAAGCCTTAATGATGCGTATTCTGAGGATGGAAAGGTAAGAGAAGAAGGTATCGCAGAAAGCGTTAGAGACCTGATTCCTCAGCCAACGGGCTGGCGCGTTGCTTTACTTCCATACCGAGGGGCTGCAACCACCAAGGGCGGCATTATGCTGGCCAAGGAGACGCAGGAAAGGACACAACTTGCCACTAACGTGGGATATGTGTTGAAGGCAGGTCCCCTAGCCTACGCGGATGCGTCTAAATTTCCAGACGGCCCGTGGTGCAGGGAAGGTGACTGGGTGATTTTTGGGCGCTATGCCGGGTCACGCATTCAGATTGACGGAGGCGAAATCCGACTCCTCAATGATGACGAAATTTTAGGGATAGTCACTGATCCCGAAAACATTTTGCACATGTAAGGAGATATCAATGGCTGAACCACAAGAAGAACTTCAGTTTGACGTTGGAGACAACGAAGAGGAAACGACGGTCGAGATGAATAATGATGGCACTGAGGCCAAAGTTGCTGAAAAGGAAGAACCCGTCGTTGAGCAAGAAGCCGCTCCCGAGAAGGATCAGGCTGCACCTGATTCAGACCAGTTGGATGAGTATTCCGACAAGGTAAAGAAACGAATAGATAAGCTTACGGCTCGTCTACGTGAGACGGAACGCCGTGAAGCATCTGCTCTGGAATACGCTAAAAGCGTGCAGTCGCAGCATGAAGACTTGCGTAAAAAATACGAGCAGACTGCTACAGAGCGAGTAGGCGAAGCCAAGGGCCGCGTTGAAACACAGATCACCGCACTCAAGACTGTGGTAAAGAGAGCCAGAGAAGAAGGCGATATAGACACAGAAACTGAGGCACAACAAAGACTTACGCAGGCCATCTGGGAGCAGCAACAGCTTAATAGTCAAAAAGCTGAACCCGCGCCAGAGGCGAAGCAGCCTGTATCGCCTCCTCCACAGCCACAAAAAGCAGCTGACCCTAAGGCTGAGGACTGGGCAGAAAAGAACCCTTGGTTTGGTCAAAACATCGTGATGACCAACACCGTGCGGGGTATTCACGTAGAACTTGTTAAGAACGAGGGGTTTGACCCCACTTCAAACGAGTACTATGATGAGATAGATCGCAGAATGCGTAATTTATTTCCGCAACAGTTTGGGGAAGCAACACCGCCCCAAGAAGCTGCGCCAGATAACAGGACCAACCGACCCGTGCAAACGGTGGCGCCTGCAACCCGGTCGTCGGGAGTCAACAATTCAGCACGCCGTACTATAAAGTTGAAACCCAGCGAAGTTGCAATCGCTAAAAAGCTAGGGGTTCCGCTTGAAGAATACGCTAAACATGTGAAGAGGTAGTCATGAACGACAAAACTGTACCAAAACTTTCTCGCAGTAAACGTGAATCTGAGACTCGCGAAAATACTGCGCGTCGTAAAAATTGGGCACCTCCTTCTCGGTTAGACGCTCCCCCTGCTCCTCCCGGCTATAAGCATCGTTGGATAAGGGCTGAGTCTGCAGGTCAAGAGGATCGAATCAATGTAACAGGCAAACTCCGTGAGGGGTATGAACTGGTTAGAGCTGATGAGTATCCTGAGTTTGACAGCATGATCCAAGAAGATGGAAAGCACGCAGGTGTTATTTCTGTCGGTGGATTGTTGCTGGCAAGAATTCCTGAAGAAACAGCAGAAGAGCGTCGAGAGTATTATCAAAGTAGAACCCACGATCAGATGCGGGCTGCGGACAATGACCTGATGAAGACGAACGCACATTCGTCGATGAAGATCAATGCTCCTGATAGGCAGTCCCGTGTAAGCCTCGGAGGTCCTCGGTCCTCCGAATAACCCTGTTATTTAAGGACATATATCATGGCTAATGTAGATAAAGCTTTCGGTTTGCGTCCGCTCGGTAACCTTTCTGCCTCTGGTTCACAGAAGCAGTACGGCTACGAGATTGCGGATAACCAAGCCGGTGCTATCTATCAAGGTGACCTTGTTACTTTGAAAGATGGTTATATTCTGCAGTTCGACCCCAGCTCACACACAGCTGCGGTAGGCGTGTTCAATGGTTGTAATTACATCGATCCAACCACTGGTAAGCCCACTTGGTCTAACTACTACCCCGGTTCTGTCAACATCACTCAAGGCAAGATTGTTGCTGAGGTGTTGGACGATCCAAATCAATTGTTCATCATTCAGAATGACGGCACTTCAACTGCTGCTGATTATGGCAAGAACGCTGATATCGTTATTGGCACAGGTAGCACCACTACTGGTGTTTCTGCTAATGAGCTTGATACCAGTTCTATTGCTACAACTGCTGCATTGAACCTGAAGGTCATAGGTCTTTGGGATGTCCCAGCTAATGCTGTGGGCGCTAACGCTGTCGTTGTGGTTAAAATCAACGAGCATCTGTACGGAAGTGCAGGCGTAGCTGGCCAATAAGGAGTAAATGACCAATGGCAATTTCACGTTCACAACTCGTAAAAGAGCTTGAACCCGGTCTGAATGCTCTATTTGGACTGGAATACGACACCTACGAAAATGAGCATGCGGAAATCTTTTCCACTGAGTCTTCAGATCGAGCATTTGAGGAAGAGGTTATGCTTTCCGGGTTTTCTGAGGCCCCTGTTAAAGCAGAAGGCGCGGGCGTTGCATACGACCAAGCGCAAGAAGTTTATACAGCTCGGTACACTCACGAAACCATTGCTCTAGCTTTCAGCCTGACAGAAGAGGCCATTGAGGATAACCTCTATGATCGTCTTGCGTCTCGCTACACTAAAGCTTTGGCTCGTAGTATGGCTCAGACTAAGCAGATTAAAGCTGCTGACATCTTGAACAATGCTTTCACCACCTCTCTTGGTGGAGACGGTAAGCCACTTTGTGCCACAGATCACCCGACTCTTAGCGGTCCTGATCTGGCAAACGAGCTGGCTACTGCAGCAGATCTTTCTGAAACCTCTTTAGAACAGGCTCTGATTGATATTGCAGCCTTCACTGACGAGCGTGGCCTGAAGATTGCAGTTCAGGGCACTAAGCTCATTATCCCTAAAGAGCTTCAGTTCACTGCTGACCGTATCTTGAAGTCTACTCTGCGCGTAGGTACTGCAGACAACGACATCAACGCGGTCCGCAACATGGGAATGGTGCCTCAGGGTTACTCAGTCAATCATTACTTGACTGATCCTGATGCGTTCTTCATCATGACTGATGCCCCTAACGGCATGAAGATGTTCCAGCGTGTAGCTGTTAGCACTGGTTTCGAGGGTGACTTTGAAACAGGAAATGTGCGCTACAAGGCTCGTGAGCGTTACAGCTTCGGCTTTAGCGATCCTCGCGGCATTTTCGGCTCTCCGGGTACTCCTTAGAGATCGACCAAAGGGGCCTCTTGTAGGCCCCTTTCTTTTTCTATATCCTCAACCTAATCCCTGACAGGTGCAATCCCGCGCCTGACCCTAGCCACGACAGGAGATACACATGGCTACTACTACTTTTTCTGGTCCTATCAAGGCCGGAACCATCAAAGATACCATCGGTACAACCGTAGGTTCAGACGTTGCAAACGTCGGTTCTGTTCTTATGGCGCAATCTGCTGTGATTGATATAGCTGGTGCCAGTAGCGCAGATCAAGTTGTTGCTACTATTCCTGCTAATTCACAGATTGTTGACGCCATCCTTAACGTCACCACTGCTAACGACGACGGCACTGCCTCGACTGTAGTGGTAGGTACATCTGGTGACGCAGACGCCTTTATTCCTTCAACCAGCGTTCAGTCAGCTGGAACTACTCGAGGAACATTGGATACTGAAGCTACTGACGTAGGAACCACAGATATTCAAGTTTTAGCTGATTTTGCAGCCACAGCAGGTGATGGCACCGCTGGCGTAGCTACTGTCACAATCTTGTATATTCAAAACAACAATCTCTCATAACGGGAGGTGACCCATGAGTTTCAGTAACATCAAATCCGTCACCAAGGCGGCAGATGCTTCAGCAGTGGTAGGACGCTCACGATTAGTGGGTGTCTACTTTACCAACACTGCTACGGGATCTTCATTTGCTCTAAAAGACGGCACCACTTCTGGCGGTACTGCACTATTGTCAATAACCACTCCTGCTGCTGCAGGGGCTACAGACCTGTTTATCCCAGATATGGGAATATTGTTTGAGACAGGCATCTTTATTGACGTAAACGACGCTGAAGTAACAAGTGTTACTTTGTTTTTTGAAGGAGGTGATCCTCAGTAGTGGCCAACACCAAGAACGTAAAACGCACGCCTTCTGGACGTGTTTCTTATCGCGGTGAGACTTTTGCGGGATACAATAAACCCAAAAGAACCTCTGGAGGCAGTAAGAAATTTGCTGTTCTGGCCAAGAAGGGAGACCAAGTAAAGCTGGTCAGGTTTGGTGATCCGAACATGACTATCAAGAAAAGTAATCCCGGTCGTCGAGCCAATTTTAGGGCTAGGCATAACTGCGATACTGCAAAGGATAAATTCACTGCGCGGTACTGGAGTTGTAAAAAATGGTAAGTAAAAAAGCGGCAAAAAAGAAGGTGGTCCGAAAGGCTACCGGAGGCGCAGTCCAAAAGTCTTCTGTAAATAAAGCGGGCAACTATACGAAGCCCACTATGCGAAAACAGCTCTTTAATCAAATAAAGGCTGGAGGAAAAGGCGGTAAGCCGGGCCAGTGGTCTGCACGTAAAGCGCAAATGTTAGCCAAGCAGTATAAGTCGAAAGGTGGAGGCTACAGAGATTAATGGCACTCAAGAAGTCCCAAAAATCCTTGAAGTCTTGGACAAAGCAAAAGTGGAGAACAAAAAGCGGTAAGCCTTCGACGCAAGGACCCAAAGCCACAGGTGAGAGATATTTGCCTGCAAAAGCTATTAAGTCTTTAAGCAATAAGGAATACGCAGCTACAACACGCAAGAAACGTGCAGATGCTGCCAAAGGTAAACAGGTTTCGGCGCAGCCTAAAAAGGTTGCTAAAAAAGTAAAACGTCATAGACGAGTGAGGTAATCAAGATGGCTGGACGTGGAATGGGCGCAGCAACTCGAGGAGGTGGAGCGGTTTCCTCAGGGCCTCGTAACAAAAAACTTTCGACCCCTAGCCCTAAAGTTGAGGTCATGATGGCCAAAGGCGGCATGGCTAACAAAAAAGGCAAGTTTCCTGATCTGACGGGAGACGGCAAAGTAACACAAGCCGATGTACTGAAAGGTCGTGGAGTTAAGCGCATGCGCGGCGGCGGTATGGCCAAGAAAAAAATGCCTATAAAGAAAATGCGCGGCGGCGGCATGGCCGGCATGGCAATGAAAAAGAAATGATTACGGACGCTGACCGAACCGGCATATTAAAGGAGATCAGAGATTGGTCTAAGTATGCCTTAGAGGTCAGTAGCTCTGATTTTAACAACTTACCGCCTTGCCCGTATGCCAAGGCAGCGTGGCAAGAAAACAAAGTAAACATACTTTTTAAAACGGACAGTGAGGATTACAGGACCCTTTATGTGACTCTAAGCGAATGGGATGACTCAAAAGAGTTAATCATTATAGCGGACACAGAGTTTGTAGAGGACCCAGATAAGTTTCATTATTTTGTGGATAGCTTAAATGAAGCTATTGCAGACGAAGCTTTTGAAGACAAAGATTTTTGGGTAATGGGATTTCATCCAGAAGACGAGTCGAATGAGCTTATTGATGACGGGACTTTTGAAGGGGAGACAGAGACACAGTATGCAATGTTTTTTGTGCAGCGATTATCTAAGCTAGAGAAAGCCGCAGAAAAACTAAGGCCCCTTGGATACTACGACAAGTATTTTAGGGAATACAATGTAGCGGAGATGTACGAGCTACGAACTAATTTCTATAGGCAGTTGCTCGATGGCGACCTCAGGAACAGCAACATTTGATCTCAACATTGACGACCTCATAGAAGAGGCGTTTGAGCGTTGTGGCATGAGAATGACAGCTGGATATCAGCTGTCATCAGCTCGTCGTTCTTTGAATCTATTATTCTCAGATTGGGCCAACAGGGGTCTTAACCTTTGGACTATTGAGCAGGCCACTGCTGTACTGGCTGACGGCACCACTACAATCGCGCCGGGAGCGGATACGGTAAACGTGCTTTCCGCTGTGATACGAGACACGATAAACGGCCAGCAGCAGGACAT